TTATCAGTTGCTTGATCCTTGCCAGCCAATGATTGTGCCATTCTGGACACTACGTCAACAGCGTCTCCTTGTCCTGCAAATGGCGACGGACGTCGTCCACCGATGGGTTCAAGTATGTCTGGATTCTGGGTTGTTAATCGTGCAGGTTCCTGAGCCCTTCTGGGAATTGCAGATTTAATTCTGGGTATACCAGTTGATTTCTTAAAACGTCGTGGTGTGGTTTTTCTAGCTGCAGGCTGCGTTGCAGGCTCTGTGGTGTCTTTTGCTGCTGGAGCAGTTGTAGCCACAGCAGATCTGTCAGGCTCAATCACAGTGATACCGGCTGGTTTTTCTGCCTTGGATTTTCGTCCACTCATGCTGGCCAACTTCTTCTCCAGCTCGCTGTTGACTGATTGCAGTTGTTGAATTCTTTGGGACAGTGAATTATTTGCGTTCTCTAAATCATCAATTTCTTGATCTTGACGTTGATCAAGTTTGGACATCTGATCTAGCATTTGTTGCTGCTTGCGTTCTGCATCTCGCAACTGGTCAAAACTTTTTTGATCTTGTTCTTGACTTCGTATGAAATCCTTGGCCAGTGCTTCAATGCCTGAGCCAGCAGAAGGAAAATCTGCTTTGGCTCGGGTTATGGCACGCTGAAGAGCCACATCCTTGGTTTGAGCACCTAGCTCATCGTCATCTTTTTTTTTAGCTTCTTGGAATAATCCCGGCTGTTGACTGTCAGATCTACGTCCCAATTTACGCAGCACATCAGACATATTGTCAGCATCGCTCATTACTATGCGAATAAAATTCATTCGAGCATCCGGGGTCTTGAGCTCATTGTCGTAGTAGTCAGCAATGGCTTCAACATCATCACGATCCAGATCAATCACTCTGTCGCCAAAATTCAATGTCAATCTTGGTCCAGTGGGCTCGTTGTATGCGCGAGTCAGCAATGAAAAATTTGCCCGACCTAGTTTTTCAGATCTCGGCGGATAAGGAAATTTAACATCCTCGTCAACTTCTTGCTTGTCTTTTTCAGTTGCATACTTGGCATAAACATTGCTGTCTGCACCGTAGCCATGGCGTCTAGCCAAGGCTCGTAATTCATCATGAGACTTGCCTTTGAAATATTCGCGCTTTTCAGCATCACTCATGGTGCGAATTTTTTCTTTGACTCGAATCACAGCAGCTGGCATTGCGCCTTCCCCTACACCGCGTTCGCCGGGTATGCTGCCCACACGTGACATGTTCGCCAGTTTCTCTTCTTGCTTGGCCAAGGCATGGTCAACAAAATCGTAATTTCCCAACATCAACAAAGCTTTGTCAACACCGTATTTCTGTTTGATACTTTTGTAAACACCCATCAAATAAGTGGCCTGCCAAGGTTGCAGCGGCATCATTTCTACGCCAATTTTTAAATCTGCGTTTTGCCCCGATGCAGCGATGGCCTGTAATTGTCTCAGTGTGTCTTGGCCCAGGTTGCTGGGCGCTGCTTCAAACAAATCTTGTGATAACATGTTTTGGTTTCTTTCTTATGCTTCGTCAATATAATCTGCAGACTCTCTTTGTGAGCGCTGTCGTGCTTGCCACATTTCCGTGGCCATAACTGCATGATCTAAATTTTTAAATCTACTGGGCAAACGTCGGTTGCCGTGACGAATTTCAAATCCGGTGTGTTCGTTGCCGTGTATTTCACAAATACGACCATCTTCTAGAGCAACAGTCTTTACCGGTGCCGATGATTGTGCTGCATAAGTTGGTTCTTGTATTGGCGCCACTGCGGTATCGGGTGGGGGTTCGGACTGTGTGGGATCTTCGTTGACTTCGTCGTTGTTGGACAATTTGTTTTGAACAGCAGTGCCCAATGCCTGCCCGGCTAAGCCCGCAGCGCCTCGAGTCAGGGCTCCTGCTTCGGCACCCACCAATGCTCGACCCACAGCAGCACCCAGTGCGGGCAAAAATTCGTCCAACTGCTCTTCATCAACTTCTGTGTTCTTAGCAACAATGCCCTGGTCCTTGGCTTTTTTGCTGATGCCTTTGTCTGCTGCACGATTGCCAATGTCTTGATCTTTTTTCTTGGCCACAGCATCTTCTACAGAATCTAAATAATCAATAAAACTCTTTTTGACTTTGTCCAGTAATTTTTCTTCTGTGGCCACTGCTTCTTTGATCGGTTCTTCTTCCTGATGTTCGTCTGATTCAGCGCCCACAAAATAACCCTTGGTCACTGCTTTCTTGTCGGGATCACCACCCAAGATAGGACCACCCTTGCCTGGCTTGAACAATGCTGGCAACTGATGCACAGACTTTTGCTGTGGGTTCATGCTGCCGGATGGATAGGTGGGAGTAATGCGTCCTTCTAGCACAGCTAGTCGCTTTACAATGTCGTGCATGCTGTCATTCATGATTATGCTCTCTGATCCTTCAAGAAACTTCTCAACATCCAGCCGTGCTTGCCGTGGGCATCGATGCGTTCGGCAACAAAGTTAGCAATGCCTTGTTGGTTTTCTGCTTCAGCAGCAGCAAAGCACTCGTTCAATAATTCTATCATTTGACCATTGTCGATCAGGAGTTCTTCAATCATGAGTCGTGCACGTGGAACTTTGGTCTGTCCTGAAAGACGTGACAATTCCATAAAACGTTCAAAACTACCAGGAGCGTAATCATCCAGTGTGCGAATATATTCAGCTGTGCGGTCAATGGAGTTGTCGTAGACTTCGTTGTATAAGTCACCAAAAAATTCATGCAACTGAGCAAAATCTGGACCTTCCACGTTCCAGTGAAAAAACTGTGCTTTGATCACAAAAGCATATTCAGTTGCTAATAGAGTTTTTAAATTGTCCGCGAGCATTTTGTTTAAACCTTTTTATTTCCCGGGGCGTGTTAGGCGTAGGATCTGTTGTATATTTACCTGACAGCATGTTTGTGCCATTTCTTGAGATCATGCCCATGGGCTGTTCTGCCACAGCCATGCCACCTGCACAAGTAGCACCCACTGATGCTGATTCTACTATTTCACGCCATCTCATTTCGAATCCTTAGTGTATTGCCCTTGATTGATCCAGGCCCCAAATCTACATGCATGTTTTCTACTCGTAGATGAGCAAACGCCGGGGGAACAATTTCACAATGTATTTTGTAGTTGCCCTCGGGTGCTTCTATCTGCAGCATTTCTTGCAAATAGCAATCCGTAAAATTATATGTGCGTTCTGTGAACAGTTCGTCGTTGACATACACACGATAGTAAGGTGCTGGACCTTGCCACTCGCAATGCACATCAAACAACACTTTAACAAAATGCCGTGTCATGAATATATTTAGTTATATTCCTTGCCCGGCAGAGGTTTGAACCTTGAAGAATCAGCGTCGACTCTTGGCGATTCCAATGAAAATAGCAGACTTGGTTGCTTCTGCTATGCCTTGCCCGATCTTTGTCAAGTCAGACGCTTTTACATTTTTAGTTATGGGTCTATTCTTCAAGGTTATTCTAGCAACTTTTTTGTCTGTAGATAGAGCGTCGACTCGTGCAAGTTCGTCAAAGTATTTGACCATATCTCCAACAGACAATGGTTTCATTGATACTCTGCCCACATCAACCTTGACATCACCAGCAAATCTTCCCTGATCTCCCCAGGGATTGTTGTGATCAATGTTTTCTTTGACACTGGCCTTGTAAGCTGCCCAGGGCTTAAGAAAATCTCTGATCCAGGTGCCTTCTTTCACAGCCCAGGCGAAATCTGTTAGTCGTCCCAGGCCTCCGCCGATTTCGCCAAACAAATCAGCAAGATAATATATCTCTTCCCGGGTTGCACCCAACTGATTCTGGATCAACGAAATTATCCAGTCGATGTCGTTGCGATCGATGGCATCGCTGTATCTAGCCCACAACTTGGGATTTTTAACAATCATGATGCCCAGCTGACCCAATTTTTTAATCAACTGATCAGCGTGTTCTGTGCCTGTGACTTTGCTCATCATTGCATCGAACTTTTGATCACCAGTGGCTTCTGCTACATCACTGGCAGGTTTCGCAGTTTTTGCCGCGGCTCTAAGTGTGGCTAGGTCTAACGCACCCTTCTTTGGTTGTTTCTTGTTGGGATCGGGCTGGCCATGGCCAGATGTTTTTGTTGGCAATGCATCACTGGGTTTCATATTTTTTGCTACGTCACGCAGAGCGTTTAAGTCCATTGCTTCTTCAACACTTTCTTTGGGCACACAGTTGGGCACCATTCTACCACCTTTGTTTTTCATTCCCACTTGACGGTGACTGTCCCAGCACTTTTCGTCTAGCTGGCCCGCCGCTACACTTTCATTCTGTGGTTCATAATACCAGCCCATGCCAGGGTCATCGCTGCCGGTGGCAGCAGGATTGTCAAACTTAAAGTAAGCAATCTGAACTCGACCTTCTTCATCGTCCCAGTAACCTCGGAACACGCCGGTGTTTTTATCAAACACTTCGTCGTCAAAATGATCTGCTTCAAAACGACCAAAGTAGTCTATACTACGACCATAGTGCTTTGGCTCAGGACGGCCATAAGGATCCTCTCCGCTGTCGTTGCCGCCCCAGGGATCGCGACCGGGAGTCCGGGGACCACGCGGAGGGGTGCCGCTGCCTGCAGGAGAAAACTCGTTGATTGCGTTTTCGTTTTTGCTCTTGTTGCCCCAGTTGGCAGCGCCCTTTTTACGGCACTGAACTAGTGCACCTGATGCATAAGCCGAGGGCCATACTTTGTAACGACTACGAACTTTGTTGTAGCAGGCATCTTTCTTTTCGGCCAACATCATGTCACTAAAAGCAGTGCCGCCGCACTTGGGGCACTGATTTTCTGTCACAGTGTCTTGATCGCCTTTTAATTTTCTGGTGGGCTGATTGTCTATGGTCAATGGTGCAATATGACCACTGGTTCTGGGATCATAATCGTAGCCCAGGCTTTGCAGTTGCTGATATAGATCCAGTATTTCTCGACGCAGTTGAACAAGCTCAACAACTTTTTTGCCTGATTTTACAAGCTCATTTAATTCTAGCACAGCGTCGTGTAAGTCGCGACCCAGCGACTGTGCAGTGCTTAGATTGACTTGGCTGGCTTCGTTGGTTTTCTTTTTAGTTGCCACGTTGATGGCCTTTCCTTTGCGTTGGGGATTGGGGTCTTCTCTGCGCTTTCTGGCAGCAGCACTTGCACGACCTTTTTTGCCCAGACTGTGTGCTTTTGATTGCGGCAGGCATTTGGGCTTGCCTTCTGAGTCATCACCGCGAGCACAATCACCGCGAATTTTGCCGTCGGGACCAAATCGCACCCATTTTTCTTTGAACCACTTGCGCAGGTCTTCTTCTAAATTGGGACGGTTTAATTTGTATTCACCTGAATTCACTCGATCCCAGGCATAGCCCACATATTTTCTCAATAGTTCGGGATCCAGTTGTCTGACTCTGGCAATATGATCGGGGTCTGCACCTTTGACAACGTCGCGAGCAGCCTGCTCGTAACGACTTTTGTCGTCTTGAATTTGTTCAGTTACACGGGAATCTGCAGATAAAAGATCTCTTGCTTTCATGATCTTTTATTTATTTGACTTGTCGTATGCTGCCAATATGCCAATCTTCGACCCCGTATTGTGCTTTCATTAGCTGTCGTGCTTGGTTGGCTGTGGCAGCAGTCACAGTGACATCAATGCGTCCCACATAGTTGGGATGCTGTATTCTCACAGGTGCTGTCCATAACAGACTTTTTTGTTTGGGCACAACTTCACGAGTTTTCATGTCACGGGCCCACCTTCGACCCAGGCATCACAGGTGCGTTTGGCTGCGCATTTGAATTTTAAAAACTTGCAATAACCTAGTTCGCCGGCATCAATGGTATCGTGTGGATCTGATCCAGGTTCAGAACCAATGCCTTTGGCTATGCAATCCTGCATTTCATCGCTGATGTCAAAAGCAGCACAATTGCCGCAGCGATTTTGTTTGACAGATTCTATGTCGTCGGTGTTCCATCGGTCCGCAAGTTCTGCCCAGTATTCATCGTTGGGCTCGTTGGGATTGAGTGGACCGTAGTGATAGTCGTCAATGGCTTTTTGACGATTCATTAGGTTGAGATCGATGCTTTGTGTGGCTGGTGGGCAGCCCTTTTCCATAGCTTCAATTAAGTTGATAAAGTTTCTCATTTGTTTTTCCTTGCTTTGCCTCTACGCATGTTTAGCTGCCATTGGGCCATTCTACGTCTTTCCCCGGTGCTTGAACTAGCAATTTTTTGTAATTGAGTCAACGATGCTTTTTTAGGAATGCCAACTCTGCGACTTAATCCTTTGCGGCCTGGATTTTTACCATCAGCAAAATTTTCTGTCACACCCTGCTTCAATGATTGTTTTAGATATTGTTCACCTTGGCTGGTAACATACAAATACCCGTCGTCGCTTACAATGTAACCGTTGCTGCTTAGACTATCCAATACGTTGTCATATTCTGCTGTGCGCGATTCATCTTCCACAAAGTCTAGGCCTAATTTTGCAGCGGTATAAATTGCATTCAATACCAGTAATTTGCCCAGACCTTGACCTTTGTATTCTGGATAGATTTCAGCAATGCTGCGTCCGGTATCGGCATTGTATTGATATACACCAACTGGTGCATTGTTGACCATCATTGTGGTGGCAAATTTATTCTTGCCTTTTTGTGTGTTAAAAGTAATTTTTTTACTTTGGTCGTCAGCAAAGTTTTCTGCCACACCTTGCTGACCTGTAATATTTTGAACTGCCTTTAAATGTCCGCTACCGGTAACATAAACCCCGGCTTTTCGTGTGGCAAGATATCGGTCTCTTACATCAACCGTGGCTGCTTTGGCTATCTTGCCAGCACGATTGGGATATTGTTCCCAATTACTTGGCCACATCAAGGCTTCTCCAGTTTTTAGGAAGCGAGTAAGATTTTCTTGGGTAGCCGGTTGTTGACTCATTTTTACAAAATCATACTTGCCCTGACTGGCCATCGATAGAAATTGTTGCAGTGCCTGAGAGGTAAATCCTATGTTCTGAAATGAATTATCTTTGGCATTCGCCAACAATTGGTTGAATATTGTGTCTTTGGGATTGACACCAACTCGGTTGACTCTGTTATTTTCATCTACATTTGCAAATAAAACATATAACCATTTTGGATCGTTGGGACTGGCAGTTTTAGCAACTTCGTCATCCCAACTTCCTACATATCTATTGATTTGTCCCTGTGTGCGAGCAACATCTGCACCGTTGCCTTCATACCACGCACCATGTTTGGCTGCAATGGCTTGAACTTTTTTCAGTGTTTCAGGAGATAAGTCAAGTGGCTGACCATGTGCTTGTCCCACTATAACTGTATTGGGGTTCAAGAATATAGCAGATTCTGTTAATTTGCTTTCCGTCACAGTGAGTTTGCGTAAAGCTGATTTGAGACCAGGGTGCAATGGGCTAGGCAAATCATTGGGTTCAACCCAGCACCAGTCTTTGACTTCGTTGTTGATCTGGGGCTCAAATTCGTGTGGCACATGTCCAATGTATGTGGCATAGCGTTGATTCATCATCAAGGGCTCTAGCCGGAGTGGGCCTGTGTAGCCGCCTTCTTCTGCTAGCTCTCTGCGAACTGTTTGTTCCAGTGTTTCTCCAGATTCACGACCACCGCCCCAGGTTGACCATACGCCAGGATCGCTCACTGAGTCACTGCGCTTCTGCAGACACCAGCGTCCAGTATCAGCAGCTTTAAGGACGCAGCCAGCAGCCTGTGGTTCAGTGAATTCTCTTGCTCTCATTTGACACTCACCGCTACGTATGCAGGTCCTGTGTATCCATCTGGATACATGGCAAAATGTTGAATGGTTCTATGCCAGCCTTCCAGTAACTCATAACCCTGACTGGATTTAATCAACAGCACAGGTTCTTTACGCACACCACCTTGTTGTTGTGCCAGTGCGGCCTGTGTAGCATGTCTTTCTTTGTCGTTTGATACGTCTATACCTGGCATACTTTTTCCGCCGGCGCGCCCGATTAATTTTTTCTTGCTATTTGGCTCAAACATATCAATAGTAAACTTCATGTTGGGAATCAGTTGCCATTTTGTATTGGGATTCAGCCCAGCATCTGCAATCATTTTTAAAATGGTTTCTCGATTAAAGCCCCAGCGATCAAAGTCAGCATCGGGTTTAAAATACACACCGGCCTGATGTTCGCCACGAGCAAGATTATATATCCAATCTTTTAACACATAGTCGGGCCAATTGGGCAATACACTCTTGATGTATTGAAACATTCTGTCCCTGAGTTCAGTTAAAAATTCTCTAGCTCTCATGCCATGCCCCTGATACGGTCAAAGAAACTGGGTTCTGGGCGTCCCTTGACGTCGCCATGTCTTTGATGCCGCTTGGCGTAATCATAATAACGACCAATGACATTGTAGCCGTGTGTGAAAAATATTGCTGCTGGAGGGTTGCTGTAACGCATGATACCCACACGTTGTTTACCTGCAGGAGGCTTCTGTAGTTCTTTATCGCCACGTCTGACTGGCTGTAACCAAGCATCGGGCTTTAACTTTATCAGCCAAACATAGGGCTGTTCTTCGGCGTAAACTCCGCGAGTTTCATCCAAGTATGTTGCCAGGGGATAGAACCACAAGGCTCTACGTCCCACGCCGTGTCCAATGTAGTCCACATCAAATTTGGGGTGATCCACATCGGGAGTTTGACCAAACCATTGACGTCCGCTAAAGCCCAGTTTGTCTCGGTCAGTGAAGCGCACAAAGTATTCACCAGCCCCGTGCTTTTGCACGTCAGCAATGATTTGCTCACGCACACTGGGAACTCGGGCCTCAACGACAAACTCTAGTGCTCTCATGTTATCTAAGTTCCGGAACTACTTCAACACCAGTGTATATGTGTTGCGGGTTTGATCTCAACCAGCGCAATGCAAAGTTATTGGCATCACCTTGACTATTGCCAACTCCGCCAAATCTGTGCAGAGTTCTTCCTTCAGGATCTTGAATCAACCAGTTGCCGGTAAAGTTGCTGCTGGCAGCAAGACCTTGGTCAATGAGACTGCCAGGGTCGCCGGTATTCTGCGAAGCTGGTGTGGCCTGCTGCTGTGCTTGGGCAGCAGGTTCAGTAGTTTTTGCTGCGGGTGCTGTATATGAACGCAGTGGAGTTGCTTTAAGATTATTCTGCACTTTGGCCCACTCAGGATAGTTGCCTGGCAATATTGCGCTGGCAATGGCCTCTTCCGCATTGTTGGCCACGACGTTGATGCTGGCCTGGGGCATGGCAGGATTGATCACCTCCCACCACATGGGTCCAGTGACTCGGCCCTTGGCAACACCTCGCTCCAACTGTGCTTGCTTGACGAAACTACGCAGTGCAGCCTTGGGTATATTGCCTGCAACGTAGTCAGCAAAATACTTCACAGTGTCTTTGTTGCGATTTGTATCGGCAGTGGGTGACAATAATTTGTATAGCTTCTTGAGGTATTCTTCTCTGTAGGCTTCGGGGTTCATGGCAGCACTCAAAGCCACGGTGAAACGTAACAGGGTGTTTCCAATCTTGTCTAAGTTATCATTCAACCAATCGCCACCCGGTGAGCGAAACTCAATGCGATTTTGTTTGGTATTGATTGATGTGAATTTTTCTGTTTCGCCTGAGTGCACAGCCTTGGTGGCAAGATCTTCCATGTGCCCGCGCATTTTGTCCAACAGTGCCTGAGCCACTTGTGGATTTTGACGCACCATGTTCTCAACTTTGCCCAGGGCAGATTCTGTATAGGTGTTTGAACTACGTCCAAACTGCTCCAACACATACTTGTCGCCCAGCAACAGTGCCAGTTTCACATAGTCAAGTTTGGCCACATCAAAGTCGGGCACACTAATATTGATGTGCAAGCCAGTTGAACTGTTGGTGTAGCACCCACGTTGTTCGGCCCAGGCCTTGACCTTTTCGAGATCACTCAGCATTTCGTCAATGGGCAGTGGCGGGCTTACAAATTCCAAGCCCATGTCATTGACGTCATCAGGATTCAAACTGCCATCGGGCTCTACAACATACTTGCCGGGTTGTCTCACACCCATGCTGTATCGTTGACTGGTGTTTACTGGTCTGCCAATGGCTTCACTGAAATCTTCGGCCACTGAATCTATGTCGGGGCTTCTTGGTCTATCAGCATTGATGTCAACCCAATAGGGCCACTGTATGTCATAACTGTTAGCGACATCACTCATGTAAGGCACAGTGTCTTCTAAAAAGTCACTTTCGTCGTAGTCCTGATTTTTTTCATCAACAAACTGTTCAAACGCATCGTTGTAGATGCTTCCCTGATTTTCAAATTCATCTTTTGCAAACTGCTCTTCTAGATCGTTGACTCGAGTGCTCAACAGTTCATTGAACTCTTCAGAATCAGTGTCAAGATTGGGGTTAGCATCTGCGATTTCGTCTCGGGCTTGAGTCAACGCTTCGTCTCGATCAAATAGATCGTTGTCGGTAACATAATCGTGAACATAGTCCTCGCCTTCGTTGGCCCAGTCGTCGTCGGTGCGCTCCATCATCCATTCCTGGTAGGCTTCTTGAAGACTGCTAATCAGTCTGCGAACATCACCCCGACCGTTGTAATCGCCATCCAAGAAGAATTGTTCAATGTCGTCAAAGCTACGGGCTCGCTGATCCGCACTGTCGTCGCGTTCGTATTCGGGCTCAATGTCATCTTCAATATTGACATCGGGCACAATCATTTCAAATTCCATACCTGCTAGTGCGCCTGTTTGAGCAGCTTGTTTTCTGAGATTGGAAGGACTCATGACAATTTCGCCCAGCATTTCACTTTCCAACAACTCAAATTCCTGGCGCAGACTTTCTACCAGCTCGTCTTCGGCCAAGTGCTGCTGAAGAGCCTGCATCTGTTGAATACCGCCACGTGATAGTTCAAATCCATTTTTTCTTGCACGTTCAATGCGTTCTCTGTAGGTGGGATGTGTGTCAGTGGGCGACTGCATCATTTGTCTGAACAACTGATATTCTTGTTCATTTCTGGAAATAAATCTAAACAGCTCTGAACGATTGTATCCAAGAATTTTACATACCTGTATTGCAAATGCATCTGCGTCGAGTTCTTGTTGCTGTGATATTTTTGCTGCTTGAACTCGTTTTGCGTAATCGGCATTGTCGATGTCTACTTCTTTGTGAGCCAGCGCAATGTGTCCCAACTCATGTGCTATGGCAAATGCCAGCACAGAATCGGGCGCATCCCAGAACACCGAAAGATCAATAGTGACCAGTTTGGTTTGACTGTTGGCCTGTGCATAGTTTTGATTTGACACCACACGCACAGTTGATCCTCGCAGGCTTTGAGCCCATCGGGGTCCAGCAGCAGCTATCAGTCTCTGTAACATGTTTTGACATCTCAGAGTGAGCTCTTGAAAACGAGGAACCCATACTTTTTCAACCTGTTGTGGATCAGTGGTGGCCATGGCTGGTATATCAACAAATGTTCCGGCCTTTGACATACCTGGCACAGCAGCAGCGGCTGCTCCTGCGGCCATGGTTTTTAACACGTCTCTGCGATCTGCTTCGTTTAGGTGCTTGCCAGAGATGTCTTCGCCACCCTCAACATCGGGATCTATGTCGTGTGTTTTCAGGCCCAGGCGTTTGAATTGTTTGAGATAGCCCTGTTCGGCTTTGTCACTGGGAAACACAACCACAGTTTGCGGTGGCCCTTTGCCGTAATCTTCGGGATCAGCGTCGTCTAAATCGCTGATGTCCATGCCCAGTCTATACCAGTCTGTTAAATCATCCACGTCAATCTTGGTTGTGCCTGCAGGCATTTGTGGTGGGAATTCAGGGCCAGTGGCTTCCTGATTGCCCAGATCATCTTCTTGTTCCCCAGGCTCTTGACTCAGCGGTTGGGAATTATAGCCGTGACTTTTGTTTTTTTTAAATTGGTCGAATTCTTCAGCAAGCTGATTTACACTTTTGAAAACCAAACTGGGCTTGCCTTGACGATCGGTATCCAAGGCCATTTTGTTGGCTTCCTTACCTGTTTGTCCGGGCTTGATATCCACACTCAAGGCCATTTGGTATTGTGGCTTTTGTGCTTCTTTTTTGTTCTTGGGAATGTAGCCTGATGCTGATTCACTCACAGGCACATCTTCAAAATATTCTGGGTGCAGTTCAGCATACTGACGCATTAGCACACCGGCCACAGCATTGGCTTCATTTTCAAAACGTGATCCAGTTTCGCCAGCACCATCGGGCATGTGCTCACGCTCGTCCTGCTTGCGATGCTGTAGTTCGTGTGCCAGAGTTCGCAGCACATCCATGATGTGACGATTGCCCACAGCCAGGTCAATTTGGCCTGTGTCATCGCGATATCTGCCAAATGTTTTGTGCATCACGCTCCACTGTGGATCTCGGTGAATTTTCAGTTTGGGCACATTGTGCAACTCTAATTCATCGACAACATAACGCATGAAGTCAAAAATGATTTCGGTCTGGCCGGGCACATCCTTTTCACTCAAAAACATCTTGGTGCTGGGACTGACACCAGATGGTGTCAGCGTAACGTCTTCACCAAATTTGCTCTCGCCACCGCCATCACCACCACCGCCTTCTCCGGATTCTCCACTGCCGCCAAACGCAAATCCAGGCGCCCAATAACCACCGAATCCATATTTTACACGAGACTTTTTCTTTTTCTTGCGTCGTTCATTTAGGCTGAGTTCAGCATCGCGTGCGCGGTTTATGGCATCTTTGAGCTGGCCTAGATCTCCCTGTGTGCGCAGCATCTTGAAAGCAAGATTTTCTGGGCCCAGTTCTCCGTTTTGAGCCAGGCCCGACTTGCGCATGTCTTTGATCTTGTCCCAGAGTCTGCGCAGGCGATCGATGTCGTTGCTTTTCAGCGCAGATTCAATTCTGGCCTTGACGTCCTCGTATTTGTTGCGCACAGACTCGTCATCAACTTGAGCAGCAATCTGTCGAGGAATATGAATCCAGTCGTTGTTTTTTACACTGTAAACACCTGCGCTCACATGTGGCTGGTCGCTGGGCTGCACATACAGCTCTACATCATAGCCGCCGATGCGTATGTCGTGTTCGTCGTTGTATTGATATTTTTTGGCATTGAACAGTTCTTGATAAACTTCGTCGCAATCTTCGGGCATGCGAACCACCAGGTGCAGATCAATGTCTGAATGTGGGGTATACGTGAATCCTGCGTTGCTGCCACTCACAGTGATGTCTTCTACATCTAGGCCGTTGACTCCCAAACTTTGTTGAAAATCTGCTGCAATGGTCAACAGTTTTTCGCGAACTTCGGGACGCATTTTCATGCCATCCCAAATACGCGGATTTAATTCGTTGTTGAATTTTACAGCGTCCGCAAGATTAAAAGAATCAATTTCAAAAATATTCATAGCAAGTTGGTTATCAACTTGTATTTATTGTCAGCAGTGTTATAGAGTTTTTGTTGAACTAGTCAAAACAAAAGCCCTTGCGGGCTTTTATTAGGCTTTGGCTTTGGCTTTGGACCCAAGCTTTTTTCCCTTGACTGGTTCAGGTGCAGCAGCAGGTGCAGCAGGAGCTGCAATTTGCGGAGCAGCGTATTGCGTGGTGGCCTGTCTGCCAGTGTCCACAGGTGCAACATTGGTTCCGGCTGTGGCCATGGCATGTAGATCTTGATATACCTGTTGTTGTGCGGCCCAGTCAAACACATAGGTGCCTGTGTGGCGTAACAGCACTCGCTTGTCTACCCACACTTTACCACCGATGTCTCGCCAGTTTTCGCAGAACATCCAGTCCTCGGAATAGTAGCGATTTTCACGCACAGCAGTGTCAAAGTAGGTTTTCATGTGCGGATCTAGATCAGCAGGCAAGCCAATGTCATTTTTAAACGGCTTCACAGCAGGATGTGATTTCAGCTTGTCAAACACATGTTTCTTGATCAACATAAAACCTGTGCCAGTCTTTGTGACTTCTTGCAGGCCATCGGGTCCTTCTTCGGCACCTTCAAAACCATTAACACACCATTTAATGGGCAATGATTTCATGGGATACAGACCGCCGATCACATCAACGTCACGATCCAACAGCACCAGCAAGTGCCAAGGTTCCCAGCCAATGTCAGCATCCACAAACATCAAGTGTGTTGAATCAGGATTGGTAAGAAATTTAGCAGTGAGTGTGTTTCTAGCACGAGTGATCAATGACTCATTGGTCATGGTTTCCATGGTCCATTCAATGCCCAATTGACGAGCAGTGTTTGACCATTTGATAAAACTCATAAACGTGGACTCGGTGAGTTGCCCTCCGTAGCAAGGCATACAAATATGCACACGAGTTTGTCGTATACGATCAATGTTGACTTGAATTTGACCAGCTTGTGGTTGTGAAGGTGCTTGGGTTGTGGGTTGGTTATCAGCCATTGTTTCCTCTTAAAACTAATGGAATATTTAACGCAGTTAAATTAACGACTGATTTTTTCTTGAATGTAGTCCGCGGATTCAGAGATTCCTGCCAATCGATTCCACATTCTTTCTGTGCCGCCCCAGGTGTTGTATTTGGATTTTTTAAAGCCACGATCCAGTAGTTCTTTTTCGGTGTAACTGCCCCCAATATGTGCAGGCTTTCTCCAGACAAAAGGCTCACTGGGATTCATACGTTTGTTCAAATCTTTTATTTGTGAAGACGGTAGGCCCGGTGGAAGATATTCATAATTTTCTTCGGGCACTATTTGTCTGTTCTTCACATAGTTGGGAGCCATGGCAATGGGACGATTGGCCGCCATGGCCTTGGCAATCTTTTCTGTGGGCCGAGCGTCAGGTTTTAATTCTGCTGCAACAATCTGAAACACCAATTTGTTATTTCGGGCACCCACAAATTCGCCAACCAATTTGGAATAATTGGGGAAATTGGGAGTCAAATCAATTCTGGGATTGGCATTTTCATTTACTTCTTGATCAGCGCCTTGACCTAAAATTGCCAAGTCCAACATTTTTACCACTGTGCCTGCCAATTTGGGATTCTTTTGTGTTCGGGGATACAGGCTCATTACCAGAGCAGTTCGACGTCGATCATTTAATGTGGGCCAAGCTGTGCGAATCTCTGTGGCTGATGTCATGCCGGGGCCAAATTCCACAGTGGGCAAGTAGGCCATGTAGGCATGTTGATTCATGGGTGCAAGTTTGTCCTGACCTTTCAGCAGTTGTAGATACGCAGGTGTGCCATCTTTCTTTACACCGCCGGCCTGTGGCGGCTTGTCAGCATCTTTTTCACTGCGCACAAAGATCAATTCAGTTTCTTCGGGATTGTATTTGGTAGTGATTTCTTGCGCACGAAATGGTGATTTGACTTGAACAAACTGCCCAGACTTAACGCCGGCTAGCTGAGCCAGTTTTTCTTTTATGGCAAAAGGAAATGGACGAGTGGATGTGTCGTTGGTGGCAGCCACGTAAACATCTGCACCAGGAAAAGCATCTTGTGCTTGTTTATACAGTGCGTAATGTCCCGCATGAAACGGATGGAAACCGCCGGGCATGATAACAACTTGCTTCATAGCAAGTATTTAGCGTCACATGTTTTCTAGCAGCCAGAGGTAGCAGGGAGTGGTAAAGTCCAAGCACACATGACCATTGCAGCCCATGTATTCATAGAAGTTTTCAACTACCTCAGACTGATTGCCGTTGTAACTATGGTGGTATTTTGCCAGTTCTGTAAACATGTGACCCAACGCAATGTCATCAAATTTTACATTTTTTACAATCAAACATGCATCTTGAACAATATTGCCTTGCTCGTCAATTGATGTGTGTTCGGGCTTTTTGTTTTTGAGAACAAATTTTAATTGATGCTCTCCATCATTGTCCAGCATGCGATGTGACAACTGCTGTGGACCCGCAACGTGATCAATGTCAATGATCAGTTGGGAATCCAGCCAAAATTCAAATCCCAACTTGGCATCAGCGTTGGTTGTGTCAACGTCGAAACTTATGGTTATGTATTCCATGGTGTCAGTAAACTACAGTTATTGAGTCAATTTGACCAGCAGAAAAATCAGTTATTTTGGCTCTAAGCCAGGTATAGTTTCCGGTCAGTGTCACGGGATACACACCTGACACTATAGTAGAACTATCACCAAATGTGTTTACATCTACCCAATTGGCAGTTTCCCAGTTTTGATCCAGTGTGGCTTGCAGTGTGATTACACCCTCGAATCCTGTGATTCGTTGATACACAGTTTGGATAGAACCCTGGCCGCGATAATAGCCCACGCCCTTGGCTCCGTCGCTGTCAAAATCCTGACTGGAACCGTCGTAGTTGCCCGACGGAACTCCGTGCTGAGTCAACCCCAGTATGGTCAGGCTGTTGACGTCCATTATGCTTTGTCCGCTTCCACAACAACGCCGGCACCGGCCAGTTCTTCGGCCACTGATTGCAAGGCCGCCACAATGTCGGGTGTGGCAATTT